ATATTCAATTTCTTTTCTATTAATATATTTATTTAATTTATAAAAGCCAATTATCGGAATAACTATTGCAATTAAACTACATGTTTTTGGGTACATTCCTATTTTCACTTGAACACGTTCACCCATTTTCTTCAAAATGAATGTGAGTATTTTTTGTCGCCGTTCCATAGAAATTCTATTTAATATATTATATATCATAGATGAAAAATAATATATTAAAAAACTTCCCAAAAATGGAGAACAAGTAAAAATAACAAATTTACCGAAAATAAATACAGTTGCCACAAGTAAACATTCATACCAATAGGTAAATGTAGCCCAGCTTATTGCTAAACCAGCCCACATATACGTATCATATTGAGATGTATCACTTATAGTCAAGGATTCATTATTTGATTGTACTACAAATTCATGCGCTGTTTCATCATATTTTGTTGAATAATTATCAGTTTCGCATTCACACACTTTACGAGCTTTGAAACAATTTTTACAGATTGTTGTTTTGCGAAGTATACTAGCTGATTTTAAAAAATTTTGTTGACTTTTCTTATGCGCATCAAAAAATGTACCCATTTTTAATAAAAAATCATCAATATTATTGGTATTATATATTGGTTCTAATTTACCACGTAACATTTTATCATCAGCAGGCACCACTTTATTAATTGTCAATTCCCAAAAGTCTGGAAATTTATCCTCTTCTAAGAGTGGTACTTTAGTTGCATCTACCATTTCAGATTGTGGTAATTTGTATTCATCTTTTATACGTACTGTAATAACATATGGTAAACGTCTTTGCACAGCAAATGGCACACTAAAATAATATGCAGTGTTAATATCCGGAACATTTGTTGTGAACATAGCTAATTCAGCTTTAACTGGACAACGCCCTTTATCAGCTAAATCAGCCATATTTGGATTATGACTAATATTATTGACAATTTGTATTATTTCCTTTAATGATGGATCAGGACCCTGACAAACATCTGGTTTAATACAAGCAATATCATCAACCATAATACACCAACAATGAGATTCATGACCTGTCCAATATTCTTCATCGATATTACGAGTAAAAATATTAGATGGATCAGGATCTAAACCATATTTTGCACCATAGTATTGAATGATAACGTGAGCTAACAAACTTTTCATAACACCAGATGTTCCATATAATAAAACACCCATTGGAGCTGCACGTAATTGTTGTGCAGATCGACGTGTTACCATTTTCTGTTTACACATTTTTAACTCATCTAATACATATTTAACAAATTTGCGTTCTGGCATACCCAAACGCACTGCATTTTGATAGATACATTGACCTTGTTCTATAAATGATAATAATTCAGATTGATAATTAAAAAAATTTATACCATGTGCTTCAGGATCTGATAGTAGATGTACTTTTTTAGTATGATCAAGAGCTTTATTACACCATTCTTCGTATTTTGTACCTGAATGATAAATGGGATCTAAATTGCCTTTTAACATACATTGTTGTCCACGTTCACATAAAAATAAGAGAGTGTCCAACATACAAAATAAAAAATCTGGTCCAGAATTATATTCCTTTAATAGAGCTTCTTTTTCAATTTTATTGTAACGTTCTTCTATAAATGGTACATCCATTTTATGATATAGTGCAGCACTTAAACAATATGTTCCAAATTTGTACATTTTCTTTGCAATTTCACAGTTTTTAAGTTCTTGGTATTTATCTAAAACCATACGGATATCTTTTAAACCTAAACCACTTTGAATATTTAATCCGAAAATTTCTGTAAACTTTGTCCAAATATTTGTCATTGTTCCAACTAATGAATTATTTAATTGTAATTTAATAAATGTGGCAATAGCAGCAGTGTAGTCCATTATTGTTTCGGCTTTGCTAATCATATGAAATAATATTAAAATATCTTCAATGATTTTTATAGCCCAATCATATTCACCTAATAAATTATTTTCATTAATGGTGCTGAATACACTATTCGATTGTATTTCATAATCAGATTGAATTAAATAATCATCAGAAATATCATCAGATATTTGTAAACGTGCTTTCTTTTTATCTTGTCTGTAACGTTTATTGTAATGACCACTCTTTCCTTTTTTTGCACGTTTATTATATGTACTATTATAATTAAGAGTGATTATATTAGATATTGTATCCTTTGTTAAATTTTGTACAAATTCATTTGCAATATCTTGGATTTGTTGTGGGACTTCCACATCGTTGATTTGGTGACCCTTACGTTCACCTTCGCTAGAATCGTTTAAAATTAAATTTTTGTTCATGATTCTTTGTAAATGATGTCTTTCCATCAGTCAGCGATCACCTTCGCATTCGGATGTCTTTCCATCAGCCAATAGTCTTTCCTATAGTCAATTCCACATTCTGAGCGTGAAATTAGAAAATACATATTATAAAGTATTAAATATTTATATAAAACGGTCTGCATAAAGCAGGTTCCATTGCGATTACTCAGCAATCTCCTTCAATAATTATGTGTGTCTGGTTTTTAATCGGAGGGACACATAAAAATTGTCTATATTAATATCGCTTACAATACGATAAATATTATCTTCTCATACATCACTATATACATATTTATAAAATCACATCTAATTGAATTATTTAAAAATTTTTTATTTTGTTTTATTTATTTTTATATTTTTTTACATTATGTTCTTTTAAATGTGATTAAACATTACTGTTATAGTCAGTAAGACATTATAAATAATTGTTAACTTTAGATTTTGAGAGGATCTTAGTTGTATTATACCTCAGAAATAAATGATATCTATCATAACTTAATTAAGCTTCAAAAAGCAAAATAATATATTAAATATTATGAACATTGTCTATACATTGTGAGTGATCACAAATGCAGCATTCATATATAAAAGTATATTAAATTGTCTATACATTTGATCACTCGACCTTATAAACATAATCGAAATCATGCCTATTGGAAACTCTTTTATAGAGCGACTTAAAATCGTCATGATTTGTTAGAAACCTCAAATTAATGAGCACGTATATTACATACATAAGCATGTAATATACG